ATCTTCGCTATCGTTAGGAAACGCTGTAGCATCGGGTGCTGGATCATATCTACCTGCCATTATTTCATTAAAGTACATTTTAGCAAGGCGTCTTGCTGTACCATGTGAGTTAGGATCGTTCTCACGATCAATAAGCAAACGATCAAGCACTAGTTCAAATGCTTCTGTTGCTTCGTCGATAAGTTTTTCTTTGTCACCTTCGTGCAAGTAGTCGCTGATATTGTCTCCTGCCCAGAAACGTTTCTTATCACGTTTCATTTTAAAGCGAAGATGATCGCCTAGGTATGCTTCTTGATATCCACCATCGCCTGCCATTGCGTCAAGTGCTGTTTCTTTTTTAATGTACACTTCTTTTTTTAAAGGTACATATTCGTCCTGTTTGAATTCTCTATCAACAGTTGAGCTGATAACAGGATCTTCTTTAAATTCTTTTGTCAATTATAATTCTCCGAGTTAATGTCGTGGATGACATACATTGTTATTTTAACATCTCTAATAGTTTATTGCAACTAAAATAATGTTCTTTTAATTCATATACCTGTTTATTTAGGCTAGGTAAGAATTTTTCGTAATTTTCCATATACTGTATAATTTGCATACAGATTTCTTTACGATGTACAGTATATGATTCGAAGCTCTCAGTCCATTTGCTAGGATACTTGAAAGTATCAAAGCCCATTTCTGTATAGCTCAAACGATCTGGAACCATTGGTATAGCACCAACAATAGCACCTTCGTACCAGCTAATGCCTAGCGTTTCTTGCAGGTTAGCACTGAATACCAACTTAGCTTCGCCTAACAAGTTATGATATTCATTCTTTGTTAGCTGTTGATCTTGACACACAACAAATTCATATTGTGGAAGATACTGTTTTAAATCTCTAAATATTTCGACCTGTTTCTCTGGCGCTATGCGATGAGGGAACAATATAAGATCACGCTTCGGCATGTTCTTATACATAGTCAACGTATCATTCATATACTCCATTGGCCAGCCACTGCGTACAATCTTACCTTCTTTGATAAATTCTTGTTTGGTATCTTCTAGAGTGTCGTCTAAAAGATTTTTACAAAATAAATCAATATGGAATTCAGTGGCAAAATAATTGTGATCAATTGCGGCAAAAAAACTTTTCTCAGCATGTCTAACCCAAGGAGCATCTCCTATAAGACGTCCTAGGAAATCTTGAGGATCGTAACTGCCGGCATGCCATAGTGCGTGAATCTTTACAGGAATCTGTAGCAATTCACTCATGTATTTTAAGTTAATGATGCCTGGATGCCAAGCATCAGTAAAGATAAAATGATCGCCAGCCTTGACGGATCCTGCACAAAAAAGTCTTCCAAGCTGTTCAACTTGGTTTGCCTTATAGATATTAGTGCCCCCAAAGTTAAGAAATGCACCAGGAGTAGTGGCGCTAGGGATATCGCTAGGACCCGATATAACGGTGACTTCATGTCCAGCCTTTCGTAAGAGATTAGGTACATGGGACTTCCATTGTCCCGTGTACCTTGTTTCTACCGCTTCTAGATCAACGAGAAAAACTCTGTTCATTGCGGCCGCGATAATTGTTTTGACCACGTGGCTTGTATTCGCCTTTTGGTACCCATGGTCTACGTGGGCGTTGACTATCAAGGAAGGCCTTGTAGTTAACATTGCTGCGATCATAAAGATGCGCAGGATTAAATTCGCATAACTCGATACGGCAGTAATCGTGATATGCCTCTAGGTCGTCAAAGACCTTACTAACTTCGGGCTTCATAGTAAGATATTTCTTAAGCCATTCTTGAGCCATTATAGCTTTCCTTATTAATACTTGATAAAACTACCATTTTCTCCGTCTTCGGAGACCTCAATCCAAACCTCACGGTTAGGATACTTTTGTGAAATCATGTCATACAAATCACCTGACATCATCTCGCAACTTTTAAAATCTAAACTTAGTATACTATCTTTGTATAGGTTTAGCAACCATCTTTTGAACTGAATAAACTCAATATCACGGTCATCGTGCGTAACGCTGATCCAAACTTTAAAGTGGAAGATATGGCGATGCGGATATCCTAAAAAGCTCACATCGTATTCGTCACCTGTGGCAAGATTAGGATCTGTAAGCGCCGCTGGGTACTTGTGCATACCTTCTTTCTGAAAGGTAACCCAAATCATTTTATTTGGACGAACATCTTGACGGATAATCATACTGATAACAGTCCTTTAGCAAATGATTGAATTTCTTCTTTGGTCATATGGAAATTATAGGTGCTAGTGAAGTCGACTTCACCCTTGTCATTTAGACATTCTTGAATAACGTCTAGAGCAATTAAACCCTTAGGACTTAACGCTTCCCAAGATTCTACACGCACTCTAAATGCCTTATCTTCTTTAACTGTAAACTGTTTTACGTTTAGGCTCTTGTCTTTCATCTCAAACTCTCCATAGTGATGATTTTCGATAACTCTTCTCCGAGATCTTTGTCGTCGGTGACTACATGAAGACTGTGTCTATGATCATCCTTTTGACGATCATATTTGGTAGTTTCAATAATAGTTCCACCGGCAGCACCGTAGACATTTAATCTGAACCCCTGCGATTGAATGTTTGGACCTTCGCTGTCGGAGGCAATAGCAAGGCCGTATTGCCCCTCTTCTTCGTCATTCATTAACCAATTTCGGATTCTTTGTTTAAATGTCAATTTCATAGGTCTTTCTTCTACTGTACTTCTTGCACGTTTTATTTGATTAGCACCACTGATTCTTGGAAGTCTTCTCGGCCTTACCGATGTTACTGCGTAGCCACCACTCATTTGATAATCTCATCTTTACCATATTGATCCCAACTAGTAAACTTATTTCTATCTAGTAGGTCATGGAGGTTATGGCACCACACTCCGTGATTAGTTGCTTTAAAATCTATGTCGTCTATCTTTATTGTAGCATTATATCCCAACTGTTGTAAATAGGGCAGTTTTACCGAAATCTGCGGAATAAACTGACGCTTCTCAGTTAGGCCACTTTCAAGTAGTCCTTCTGTTTCTCTGACATCAAAATCTAGAGTACACCAAAGATCATACTCACTGTCTAAACAAACATAGATCATATTTTCCCAAGGACGCCAAGTTTCAACATCATTTACACCGTTAGTTTTAAAACTTTGATTAGCACCAAAGTAAATGTGCTTAATATGTTTGGACTCGTCATTGTATTCTCTAGATTCTTTTACAATATCTAGAATAGTATAAGGATCGTGTACACCTACAACAAATAGGGTTTTCATTCCGTAGGCAGGAGTCTTTTCAATCTCTACACCTGTAAAGAATGTAATACTGTCTGCAACACCTGTTTGGTAATCTCTTTTCATTAATCTTCTTTCGGGAATGATTGACTAAATGGCCACGATGTGCTAGGATCAGGCCGCGGTTTTAATTTAATGTTTTCTTCTACTATTGTACCATCATCTTCACAGAAGTCAACCTGATATGGGCCATATACATGAACAGCACAATCTTCTTCCAACCAATTATGTTCGCCATCATATAGCCAACCTGCTCCACCTTCGTAATAGGCTTCCCGAATAGCTTCTTGTTCTTCTTCAGACAGGTCGTCACTGAATTCAAAATCGACACTGATGCTGTCATCGAACTCACAACCCCAACCTACATCGGGCTTGCAGTATGCAACCCTGTCGCCTTCCCAAGGGAGATTGCAGTCAAGGTCTTCTTCGATAAACCCTTGACCCCAACGATATGTTTCGTCTAGATTAAACCAGCTAATAGTGCCGTCCGCATTTTCGCGGAACATTTCTACATGGTAGACAATGCTTTTCTTTTCAAGCGGTTTGATTACATATACTCGACTCATTGTTATTCCTCAAAGTCAACAACATTGCCATCTTCGTCTGCACAGATAATACGAGTATTGCCATCTTCGTCTGTGACTTCAATAGGACCCCAAATGTAAACTTCTGTATCTTCGAGATACCATTCACCTTCGTCCTCTAGAGTGTATGCACCATTATCATTGATGAATTCTTCGAGCTCTTCTTCCTGCTCTAATGTAAGTCCTTTGAATTCTACATCTCCCCAGCAACCACCGTCAAACATTTCTACAAGTTCCGAGCTTTCGATGTTTGCACCTGATAGGTTATACATGTCAAGGCTATCTTTCTTACCATCCCCTCCGGGAACTTCTACAAACTCAAACTCTGGAAACTTATCGTCGTTGGTTTCTACAGTAAATTCTGCAGATCTAAATCCGTCTTTAACAAGGATTCGGCCTTCGCCTTCGCGCTGTACATAATGTTCGTGTTGTTCACAAGATTTTTTGTAATATGTTCTTACAGTATATAGGGCCACGATTATTTCCTTTTAAAGAGATTTTTAATTGATTGAATTAGATTATAAAATCTAAAATGATAGTCTGTCAACATAGGTGGGTGTAAAGGGCAGCGACCCTG